GCCATGCACCACCACCAACACCAACACCAACACCAACACCAACACCAACACCAACACCAACACCGACCAGTCGCCTCGGGGATCAGTGCATGATGCTCCGAGGGCCAGGTCGCTACCAGTATGTCGAAAGCACTGCTGATTATCATCAGATCGCTAATCCGCTGATCGCCCCTATTAAGGGAGTGCGGATGCGGCTTCCTCGCACATTGGAGGTTAGCCGTGAGAAGGCTGTGCAATGTGGCCCGCTACTACGCCACTTGCATCCTGTCACTCCTGACAATGGCTGGCACAACACTGTGGCAGCATTCAGGAAGAGATGCAATTACTTCAATGCCGGAAGAGCGACTCCGAAGATCATTCATGCAGCCCAGGAACTGACGAAAATAGTCGTTCCCAAGGCCTTGGAAAAGTTCGAATGGACTGACAGTTTGTACAAGGCATGGAACGCAAAATTTGGTACTGAGAAACAAGCCCGCATGAACAGGGCACTCAATGACTTGTGCAATGTCACCTTGCAAGATTACACTAGCAAGGACATTTTTGTCAAGGTTGAGAATCTTCTTGTTACTCACAAGCCCAATTGGGCACCTCGTGTCATATTCAAGGGAACCGACGTCTACAACGCAATTTCTGGGCCCATTTTTAATGAGCTCATGAGACGTATGGATCACTGCCTTGAGGGCATGAGAGGTAAGTACCAATACCACACCAGTTACCGTAAAACACCATGCGAGTACACTCACCATTTAGAAAGGAAAACTGACAATGATTTTTGGGTGGAATGTGACTTTAGTTCGAACGACAAGTTTCAGTGTGCAGATGTGCAGCTAATTGAGGTGGCCTTGATGCGTGTTTTGGGATGCCCAGAGTGGTTTGTTCGTCTTCACTTGAGAACAAACACTTTTAAAGTCAAAAATTCTAAACACGGTATTACTGCCACTCTCAAGAACCAGCTTCCCACTGGTGCGACGGACACTACGTTCCGTAACACCTGGTGGAATTTGTGCATTCTGCATGCTTCCATGCTCGAGCTGAAGCCTATTTCCGTAGTAGCGATGGTTTTAGGCGACGACATGCTAGCCCGTGTCACTGGCAAATGCCGATATGTCGAAAAGATTTATACTTCCATTGCGAGCGAAGCTCTGATGGAAGCCAAAGTCATACGGCATGCCAGGTTGTGGACGGCGACGTTTTTGAGCAAGTTTTTTGTTCCCGCTGAGAGTAAGCACTTAACAGTCCCCATTTTGGGTAAAGCTCTTGGCAGGTTCAACATGCGTGCCAACAAGAACCAAGCCGTTTCCGACCATGAGTACATGGCTGGCAAGTCCGTTGGCTATGCCTACGAATTCCGCTATTTTCCAACCATTCGAAACATCTTCTTAGAACGATTCAAGTACGAGTTTGCTTTCGTGGCCGATGAGAAGCGAAAGACGCTCGACGTTGATGCCGGACTCACTTGGAATGCAAAGGCCGCAGGCGTGACGTTGCATAATATTACCAAGAAAATTGTTGTTCCTCGCGAGCATCAGCTTTCTGATATGGACTTCACTGCTTTTTGCCTTGAGCGCTATTCCTTGATGGGTTCTGATGTCACAGATTTGTTCGAGGAGGTTGTTTTGAACACGTCAAATGTTGACCTGGAGGGGACCTTGGTTCTGAAACTTGCGAGAGATTTCTTGTGAGTTGCCGTGCTGCCTGGATGCATAGTTTTGGCAACCGGTTCACGGACCGTAACCCGCTCCTTACCACTTTGATGTGGAAAAAAAAAAAAAAAAAAAAAAAAAAAA